CAGGTCGCGCAAACGGCTTTGGCTTCAGCAATTTTTTTGCGTGAGTACCGTTCACCCGGTTCAAAGATGAACAGGTTGAGATCCATGCCTCGACAAGCTGCGTGATCCCACCAGCGATCTAGCACAGTCGCCAAGGTTTCCATCCGCAACCGCCACCCTCAGCAATATCGGAATAAAGCAGGTAGGCGAATCTGAGGTTGAGTGTCGGGTCTGACATGGCTTCAGCAAACGGCATATTGAACACTTGCTCCACGTACTTGGTATGGACGCGCTCGTTAATTTGTGCGATCCCGTGATCGGAACCATTAAAGCGTTTCGCCAGTTCGGGGTCACTAGATAAAGGCGTAATGTTGAGGCACCTTGTTTCTTTCCAGAGCAGGCGACCAAGTTTTTGCAGTGTTTCAGTGTTGTTGGGCCAGCCAACCGAGATTGCTTCAGGGAACCATTCTTGGCATTTGGTTTCGAGTGGTACGTCTGCGATTCGTGGTGACGCTAGGACGGTCGTGGTGGTGCTGGTTGTGGTTGTTGCTAGTAGTTCCTCTGCGCGGTCGGCAAGTTGCTGAGGTGTCAGGTCCTGCAATGTGATTGTTTGCCGGGGCGCAATAGTAAGCATCGGTGATGATTCTTGGACGTCTGTGATCGCCCAGACCGCCAACATTGCGTAAGTGGCTAAGGCTAAAAAGGTAAGTCGTTTAAGGTTCATTTAGTAGTCCTCTGTTAAATCCGCAACTGATTTGCGGGTGCTGAAGAATCCCTCCAGCATTGGTTTCTGCATGATCTCTCGAGCCATAAAGGCGCGGTAGTTGTTGTTGAATTTGAATTCGCTACTGGGGTCGTTGGTGATTGCGTGTTCGTAGCGCAAGACTTCAATAAGAGCTGCGATGCCGTAATGCGTATATCCGCGATGCATCAGCTGGTAGCACATTTTGGTGAGGGTCGGCATGACCCAAGGGTTTGCCTCTTTAAAGGCTTCGTATTTGAGCATCTCAGCTGGAACAGCGAGAACGTCAAAAAGGGATGGTTGCATTGTTTCCTCCTGCGGTCGGGGTCCCGCTATTACGGGACGCACTTGGTTGCCAGTCATTAGACCGACTTCCAGACCAAATGTCAAGTCACCGCACGTCGAGTGTAGGAAACGCCGCTATGGCATCTAAAACGGCTTTTGGCAGGCTGTCTCCGCAGACATAGCGGATATGCCATGCTTCAGCGTTAGCACCGTTTTTGACTTCCCATGAGAACCCAAACTTTAAGGCGTTGCTGGTAGAGAATCCGTCGCCCAGTAACCATTCAAGTCGTTTGCCTGAAGCTGACGCGACATCTATGGCGAGCCCCCAGCCGTGATTACTCGTACCGGGTGTTCCTGCTGGGGCGAAACCTTGTTTCAGGAACCAAACTTGACCGTTGTATTTGCGGGTCACTTGAGGTTTACGAAAGTTGGGTTTGGGTTCGTACCGTTCATTAAACAGGGCCACCTGTTGGGCTAGTGGGCGATATGCGCCGACGTGCTTAAGTTCTATTCCGTCAAAGTACGCGGCGAGTTGTAGCGCGTTCCATGCAGTAGCCGCGAGGCTGTGCAGTTTGCCGTTCGGTGCTTTGATGTCGCGTAATAGGGCTGGTTTAATTTCGCCGTTCTTTTGACCTTGTAGGTCGGTTGGCATGATCAGGGGTAGTACCGGGTAGTCAGTCATCTTGTTTGTCTCCCTTGTCCTTTAGGCCGTTACTTGCCAAAATTCCAGATAAGGCACCCGTAAGAAACAACATCATTGGTGATAGTAACGCCCAAGCTGATTCGTCATTAGGGCTGACTTCCAAAGGTTGAATCACAAACAGCAGGCCGTACAACAAAGCTGCAGTTGAACCTAGAAACGCTACGGCTAAAGCAATACCGACGATAAGAATAAGTCTTGCTTTAATTTCGCTGTTAGTTAGTCGTTTCATTGGTTGCACCTTTGAGCTGTGGGTTGGGTTTCGCAGTTGTCTCGAGTGCGGTCGTTACAACTGGTAACAACAAACATTAGGGCGACGGCCAAAAGCGCAACAATGCCTAGCGTTTTCATGGCTCAATCACTGGGGGCGGTGGCATATTGGCAATTGAATACTCGTATTCGGCGTATTCCTCGTCTGTCATTTCCCGCACCACATCTTCGGTGCCATCGTCTAGGTCTGTGATAACAATTAAAGGTTTCATAATTAGTTCCTGTATCCAAATACGGTAATTTTGCCAGTCCAAGCCGAACCAGTAAACACTTGAACACCTGTATATGCCGTAGAGGTTTTGTGTCTGCCAATAGTTCTGCGATTAATTTGGGTAGTATTATCGTCATACAACCAGTCGCCAGCAAAAGATGTGCTTATAGCAAGGTTAGGCTGACCAATAAAATAGTTGCATGAAACTGGCTGTGTTGCTGGGATAAATGTTAAAGCCACCGAACTTGCTGCCCCACCCGATGTTCCGTTGGCTGCCGTACCATTTGGTTGCGTCCCAAATTGCGAATAAACATAGTTTGTTGCCGCTGCTACACCGCCGACTCGAAACTGCATTACTAACTCGGTGTTTGCTGTTCCTGCCGTTGCATCAACAACTAAAAGGTAGTCGCGGAAGTCGCTACTGAAACAACCGTCAAGAACCGCTGTAGTTGCGCTCGTAATAGTTGTAGAGCCGACAAGCCATAAGCCAACGCTGTTCATCTGTGCTGCGGTCAAGACTGCGCCTGATGTAAATACTGGTGGTGTAGCCATAATGTTTCTCCTTAGAAACCTAGTTTACTTGTATCAAGAATGCAATAAACGGCACTAAAAAGACGGAAAAAGTTGTACACCGAAGCCGAAGTCAAATTTAACAACACTCGTGTGTCAGACGGGTCAGCCGAAACGGTTGCACCGTTAACGACAGCCTGATAGCGGACACCACGCAAAACCACATTGACAAACCCGCCAATGTCGCTGCCTAGTACAAGAGCTAACAACGTGAAATTGTTTTGCTCACTTAAAGTAGCGCCAACCGTGTAAGGAACATCATCAGACTGGTCTAGCGTTGACTTTACAAAACCAGCCAGATCGGCGGCTTGACTTGTCGTCTGGTCATAACTGCTTAAAGTAAAAATGCGTGTACCTGTACCGTTGCTTTGGGAAGCCAAACCGTCAGGCTCAACAACAACTTTTGTGGCGAAGTTGTCGGCAATACCAGCAAATTGGATGTTGTCAAATTTAAGTTGCGTTACAGATGGCGTAGCTGCCAAAGTGCCATCATTGAATTCGGCTATGGGTATCGCTTCGTCAAGTTCGGCTCGACCCAACCATTGAATGTTCGTGGACTCTTGACCGTAAATTATGCCTTGTTCAGTTTGAATAAGTGTCTGCAAAGTTTGCAACACATTTGCGTTAGTTAAAGTTTGTGCAGACACGAAACTAGAAGCCCTAGTTGCTAAACCAGTTGAATTAAGAGTAATACCGGCAGCAGTACACAAATCGGCGGCGGCCTGATATGTCGTATATCCAGCAGGCCACGAAACAGTTGTGACAGTTCTGCCAGCGTTAGCCAAACTGTTTTCAAGGGTTAACGACCAGCGGTCAAGGTTGCTAGTAAAACCGTAATCAATTTGTAGGTCAGCAACTTTGTTAGATGACTGATAATAATCGGTTCCAGCATAAGTGGCTTTGATCATGATTGAATCGCCGACTGCCAGCGTTGGCAATGTTGACGGGTTACGACCCGACAATTCAAAGTAACTTGCTCGAAACGGGTCTTGCACGTTGGCACGATTAACAGTGAAATTTATTGACTGCAAATCGTTTAATTGGGTAAAAGTTGCGCCAACGACTTTAAATGCTGTCCATGTGATTGAAGCCATTACGCCACCGTGATTGGTAACGGGCCGTTACGGAACATATAGGTCCGTAAAGCTGCGACAACAGCGTTGGGGTCGCCACCGTTCACATTGACCGTGATGTTCGCTCCGCCCATGCCCATACTGCCAAGGCGGTCTAACGGGATAACGGCTTCAGGACCTTTTTCGCCAATCATGGCGATTGTTGGGCCCGTCGTGATGCCTCCCTCAGCTAGTCGAGGCAACTTGACTTCTGGGATCGTTCCGAAGTTAATCCAAGGCCCGGCTGCTTTGTCAATGCCGTCCAGAATGATGTTTAGTCCCTTGATCGCAAAGTTCAAGCCCTTTTCCATTGCCGAGATAACAGCGTTGATAACTCCCTTGAACGCTCCGCCGATACCGTCAAAGATTGAGGCACCTAGGTCTTTGAGTTCGCTGAACCCTTGCTTGATTGCACCGAAGACAAAGCGAGCGACATCCCAGAGCTGAGTAAATACTGTTTTGACTGCGTTGACGGTTTTGCCGAAGATGTCAAACTTGACTTGTAGCGCAACCAGTGCCGCAATAATCGCGATAATGACCACGACTCCAGTAGCGATCCAAAGAGCCGAAAACGATGCTGTGAGTGCAGTGTTTAGTGCAAGTGTCAAGGCTTGAATCGTGTTGTAGATCGCAAGGCCTGCGTTGAGACCAATGATTGCTAAAGCAAACGTGCCGATCACGGCTCCAAGAATTACAATAAGTTTTGTGTTCTCCTGAGCAAATGTTGAGAATTGCAAAAGTGCTGGAAGCATTTTTTGAATAAGTGGTGCGACAGCCGCGCCGATTGACTCCTTGAACTCGCCCATCTGAATTGACAAGTTCTTCATCTTGCCTGAAGTCGTGTTCGCTGCAGTTGAGGCTTGATTCTTAAACGTGCCAGCAAGACGACCGAACACTTCGTCGGCGTCAGCGCCTTCCTCAATCAACGAAGCCAGTGCTGGATCTAGTTTTTTGAGGGCTGTGAAGTTGCCGTTGTAAGCCTTACTGAGCGCGTCAGAAACTGCGCTTAGATCCTTGCCAGTGCCTGCGCTTATGTCGAGTGCAAGAGTAAGCAAGTCTTGGGCTTGAGCAACATCGCCAGTGCCTCGCACCAGTTTGTCGAGTGCCGGGCGAAGTTCATCGTCGGCGACAGCTGCGGCCATAGAAGTCTTGGTGATGAATTGCTCCACGGATGCGATCTGGGCGTCGGTTGCGTAAGTGACGTTCTGAAGTGTTAAACCAAGTTTTTCGGCTGCGGCTTCATCTTCGGCAAACGCTTTAACAGCATCAAAAGCGACAGCGCCAAGAGCTGCGATAGCGAGCCCTGCGGGGACCGCCGCTTTCTTGATTGCAAACGAGGCTTTCTGTCCGTTGGTCTCAAGTTTTTTAAAGTCGGCAATCGCTTTGTCTATGCCCTTGGGATTCCACTCAGAAATAATTGGGAGGTTGATAGCCATCAGTTGAACTCTCTTTGTGCATCAACCATGAACTGGTCAATGATCGGCTTCAAAGCCCGTTCAGTTTCGGCGACCATCTGATCTATGTCTTTCCACATATACCGCGACGGTTCACCCTGAAGAGCTGACGCAAAATTAGGTCGGCGATACTTTGACTCTCGGCGCGACTTAGTGCCACCAGCACGGCCAGCCATGTCCGTAATCGCTACAGGAGCACCCTTAGTGACCACACGAACCACTGCGATCTGTTCAGCGCCAGCAGTCGCCGAACCCTTGCGAGGCTTGCGAGTGTTCAACGAAATCTGTACCTTCTTGGCGTTCTTCCACCCGGTGCGACCGTTGTGATTCATACCGCTTAACGGTGGTGTCGTTGGGATTCGACTGTTGATCAAATCCACCAGCGGTTGAGCTGCAACTTTTGTGTCTTTAAGCAGAGTGCGACGTATAGCAGGATTGATCTTTTGCATTTTCTTTAATGCGTCTTGCAGACCGTAAGTATCAAGTCTCACATCTGCAGCCATTAGGTTTTCTTTCTCTGCTCGTTGATGATCTGCACACAAGTTGCTAGATCGT